GTGGAAGTGGCCGATGACGATGCCGAACGCGCGCGCGGATTGATGTTCCGCGAGCAGATGGCGATGTCGTCGGGCATGCTGTTCGTCTACGACCAGCCGCGCCGGGCGTCGTTCTGGATGCGCAACACATTGATCCCGCTGGACATGATCTTTGCCGATGCGCGGGGTGTGGTGACGCGGGTCCATGCCAATGCGATCCCGCGGGACGAGACGCCGATCGACGGCGGCGAGGGCGTCCAGTTCACGCTGGAAATCAATGGCGGACTGGCCGCGCGCATGGGCATCGTGCCGGGGGCGGAGTTGCGCCATCCGGCCGTGTCGCAGGACATCGCCGCCTGGCCCTGTGAGTGAGGCGGCCACGCGCAGGCCAGCGAATGGGTGCTTTCCAAGGGCGCGGTGACAGGCTAAGGAAAGCGCGTTCGGGGCGTGGCGCAGTCTGGTAGCGCGACGGTTTTGGGTACCGTAGGTCGTAGGTTCGAATCCTATCGCCCCGACCAGCACTTAGCGGATTTTGGGGTTCCCGTTTTGCAGTTCATTTTGCAGAACTGTTCCCGTTTCAATCCTGGTCAGCTTGTCAGCGAGGGTGTCTGTCATCTCGGGCGACAGGGCCACATAGCGTTCGATTACCTGCGAGGCGTGCTTGATCGACCATCCCATGTGGGTGGCGATTTCCTTTAGATCGGCACCGGCGAGGAACAGGCGGGTGGCGGCCGTGCCGCGCGCGTCGTAGAGGCGCAGATCGCTGCGCAGTTTCAGCTTGTCGCGCCATGTGCTGACTGCATCCCCCAGATAGTTGCCGTGCTGGTAGGGTTCGCCTGCAAGGTTGGTGATGATGTGATCGCCCTTCGCCTGCGCGATGATCTGGGCCATGCGCGGCGTGACGGGGATCGAGGCCACGCGGCGGTGGCGCTTGCCCTTGGCCGTCCAGAGCACGATCCGCTGCCCCTTGGGGGTCGGGTGGATATGTTCGCGGCGCAGCTGGGCGAGGTCGCCGGGGCGAAGGCCGGTTTCTGTCGCGGCGATCAGGATGCGGGCGATGTGAGGTGGCGCGCCCTTTTCGAAGGCGGCGATTTCCTCGGGGTGCCAGAGGATTTCGGCGCGGTTCGATTCGTAGATGCTGGCGATGTTGGCCAGCTGGTTCTGCGCGATCCGGCCCCGGTCTAGGCCCCATTTCACGATGCGCTGCAGGTGCCGCACCCGATCATCCCCGACCTTGCCGCCGATGCTGTCGCGCCATGCCAGCACCCGGCCCCGGATGCGGGGGTCGCTGATGGCCGCAATGGGGGCGGTGCCGAACTTCTGATCGATCCCGTTCTTTGGGTGGCGGATGCTGATTTCGATGTCCTTGCGATAGCGGGGCGAGAGTTTGGCGAAGTCCTGACTGTCGAGGAAGGCGAGGATCACTTCGCGGAACTGGCCGCGCGCCAGATCGCCCTTGGGGGTGCATTCGGCCAGAGCGGCGAGGTATTCGGGGGAGCCGACCTTTACCCCGCTGTCGGATCGCCAGAACATCGGCGCGCCCTTGCCGCGCCAAGCGTAGTGATACTCGCGGACGGTTCCGTCCTTGAGTTTCGATCTAATGCAGTTGATGCCTTGCAGGCTGACCTTAACCATTACTTTCGAACCATTCATCCACCTCGCTGGATGCGGAGGTTTCGCCTTGAGGTGGCAGGATGCGGATCCGACCGTCAAGGGTGAGTTCCAGAACCGCCTGCGGGTCGATCTGGCGGGCGGCTTTCAGGGCGCGCTTGACCTGTGCCTCGGTGAAGGTGCTGCGCTTACCCATAGCGCGCACCCATCGCGTGGCCGCCCCATTGATCGGCGCAGGCCTCTGCCACGCCTTGGAAGGTTCGGCTGCGGAATTTCCAGCGATCCGGGCCGGGGCTGGCGCGGTGGACAGCGGACCATGCCTTGTGTGCGGCGGTGCCGGGCTGTGGCGGGGTGAGGCGGTGGGTGGGGGTGAGCGGGGGCAGCCCGCGCAGGTAGAAGCCCGTCGCCTTGAAATAGGGTTCGCCAAACCACCACGGCTGCACGATCTGCGGGCGCGGCAGATCGGCGGGCAGGCGGGCGCGGGCGTGTTTGTGCATCACCGGGTTCTCGATCACCACGCGGGGGATCGGGGCCTGCCAACAGGCGGAAAAGAGGGCAGCGCCTGCGTCCAGTTCGGCCCACATGTCGGACAGGCTGCGACCGGGCGGCGGGGTGGTGAGCCAGCGGACGCCGCTGTTGCAGAGCCTTGTGCAGGGCGGGTGCATCACGGCCATCATATCCCAGCCATCGTGCAGGATGTCGCGGATGTCGCAGCGGATGTGGCGGTTCGATCCATCCTCGGCCGGGAGAAGGTCGCATGACCAGACATCATGGCCGCGCGCGGCAAAGGCCCGGCGCATCACGCCAGAGGTTTCGCAGCCGATCAGGATGCGGAGGGGGGTCACCGAGGCACCTGCACCAAAAAAGCGCTGCGATAGAGGAAGTCGCGGAAGGTGGACAGAAGGGCGTTCTTGGCTGCCTGTTCGGTGCTGGCGCGGCCTTCAAGGGTCGGCTGTCCACCAAGCCAGAAGCGCCATGCCCAAGGGTGTTTGCCGGGGTTGCTGCTTGCCGGGGGGAACACGGCCCCGGCCTGGACCTGACCGCACATCAGAAGGATGCGCCCGCCCGCATAATCGGAAGGCTGGAAACGGATCGTCTGACGGGCCGTCAGGTCGGGTGCCGGAGCGAGGTCGATCCCGATCCCCAGCGGCACAGGCGCGGGGTCGCGCGTGTCGCCAAAGTGCGCCACCATCATGGCGTCGTGTGATGTGTCAGCCATGGGTCACACCCGCATCGGCATCAGAACCTGTGTCAGGTTCGGATCATCGGTCAGGATCAAGGCGGGATCGCCGCTGCTCTTGCTTTCGAGGCGGATCGTCCCTGCGCGGGCGGTGAAGCCGCGCAGGTAGTCCAGATTAAAACCGATGGTCTGATCGCCTTTCGCCTGCACCGGCATCGAGATGGTGGGGCCGTAAGGGCGGCTATAGGTCATGCGGCCCTTGACCGGATCGATGGAGATGGCGCGGCAGCGTTCGTGCGGTTCGCCAAACCGACAGAGGGCGTGGTGGGTGAGGGTGGCAGTGATATTCGGTTCCGATTTCGGGATCACCCGCAGGTAATCAGGAAAGCAGCCGTCAATGGTCCTGGAGATCAGGCGCCAGCCGTCGCCTGTGAATTCCACACGGTTGCTGGGTTGTTTGGGCGCAAGGGTGGGTTCGGTGCTGTTGGTCTGATCCGGCGCGACCATGGCGGTGATCTGGCCGTTGCCGCCGGGCCGCAGGAGCCGTTGCAACAGCTTCACGGTCTTGCGCGGGACGATCTGGCCGGGAAAGGGCCACGGTTCCTGTGTCTGATACCGTGCGAGGCGGTGACCGTCGGTCGCGACGGCGCAGGCGTGGCCATCGATCTGATGCAGCCAGATCCCATTGAGGTAGTACCGGGTTTCTTCGGCTGAGATGCAGGGGATGCAGGCCGCAAGCGCCTTGTGCAGCGCGGCCTCACTGATCATTGCCTCATCCGAAAGCGGGCCGATCATGCCGGGCCAGTCGGTGGCCGGGTTGCAAAGGTCGCGGATGCGGGCCTCCACATCGTCAACCGTGATGGTGACCAGGTCCTTGTGGGTGGTGATGGTCACCTGATCGTCGGCATAGCGAAGCAGGCTGGCCATGAGGCGCGGTTCGATGGTGAAGTCGAGTGTGCCAGAGGCGGCGAGGGGTTCGATCTGCAGGAAGATTTCCATGTCCAGATCGGTGGCACGGACCTGCGCGCCTTCCGGCGTGGCCGTGATGCGCAAGGTGCCAAGGATCGGGATCGTGTTGCGGCGTTCCACCACCTGCGCGGCCATGGCCACGGCGTTGCGCAGTTCGCGGGCGTTGAAGGTGGCTGTCTCTGCCGTGTGGGATGCGTCCAGCATCGCGACTCTCCTGTTTTCACTCGTTAGATCGGTGCGCGTCAGGTCATCCCCAGCGCGGCTTTGTACATTTCCAGAACCGCCTCTTCCTCGGCGATTTCGTCGGGCTTGCGCTTGCGCAGGGCGATCACCTTGCGGATCACTTTCGTGTCGTAGCCACGCCCCTTTGCCTCGGCCATCACCTCTTTCTGCTGTTCGGTGATGTCTTTCTTTTCCGCGTCCAGCTGTTCCCAGCGTTCGATGAACTGGCGGAGTTCGTCGGCAGTCACCTGATAGGCGTCCTGATTGTGCTTGCGGAAGTCGGGATCGTCGCGCATCGGCGCGCGGCCCTTGCGGGCGACCTTGGCCAGTTCCTGCGCGGCCTGCGGGCGCGGATCGGGCCGGGGATCGTCGGGGGCGGTGGCGGTGGTTTCCGGCATGATTGACCTGTCAGAGCGGGCCGCGGCTGGTCGGCAGGGCGAAGGCGAGTTGCAGGATGGCGAGGGCCAGCAGGAGGCCCGTCAGCACGCCTGCGGCAAAGGGGATTGCGGCGGGCGGCAGCGGTCGCGCGGTGCGGAAGCTGGGCGCGCGGAAGCTGGTTGCCCGGATCGGTTCCGTTGTGGCGGGCGTGGGGAACGTGGTCACGTCGATCTTCTGGCCGGTTGCGGGGTGGGTGAGGAAGTGGCTTGCCTCGGCCGTGCGGGGCAGGTGGAGTTCCTGCCCGATGATGCGGTCGGCGGGATCGGCGCTGTCGCGCAGCACGTCGCAAGCCCATGTCAGCTGGGCGAGGGTCGAGGACGGGTTGTGGACGATGGCGCGGGCTTGGCGCAGTTCCTCATCGGCCAAGAGGTTGGTGAGAAGGGCGCGGGTTTCGGGGGAGTTTTCGCCGTAGGTGGTGGGTTCGGTCATTCGAGCACCTGCTTTGCTGTGGCGGCGGTTCGGTTCGCCTTCTCCATATGTTGCCTTGCAGAATTCAGGTCGCCTTGGGTGGCGGCGATGGTTGCCAAGCTGATGTCATCCAGCAGAGCAAAGGCCGATGCTTCCTGCCGGGCGCGGCGCTGCGCGCGCAGGTAGCCGATGGCAAGCTGACGCGGCGTGAAGCGGGCCAGCAGATCGGTGATGCGTTCTTCGCTGGGTTGCCAGTTGTCGGGTGTGGTCGCCATGGTCAGCGCCCCGATTTGCGGCGGCGTTGGGCGAGGGTGCGGCCTTCGGCGCTGGCGACGATCAGCAGCGCGAGGCGGCGCAGCTGGCGCGGGGCGCAGTCGAAGGCGGGATCGGCCAGAAGGGCGCGGGCCTGGGCGAGGGCTGTGGGCATGGTGGGAACCTTTGCACTGTGGACTGACGCATGGGATGCCCGCCCCGGATGGGGGCGGGTCACCGATGCGTCAGGCGGCGAAGGGGGCGGCGATCTGCGCGGGGAATCCCAGCGGGAAGCGGGCGCGGACGGAGGCCGCCCAGTTGCAGGCGCGGGCGTGGCGCAGGCAGTCGCGGATCGCGGAGATGGCGGCGGTGCGGGGCAGAAGGCCTGCGGCCATGTCGCGGCGCAGGCTGGCCGCGCTGCGCAGTTCGATGGCGGCAAGGGCGCGGGCGTGGGAGGCGTAGGTCATGGGTGACTCCATCGGGTTGCGATGGAGTCACTATCGGCGGTATTTATACCGCAGTCAAGGGGTATGCGGTTTTAATACCGCAGCCATGGGTGGCGCAGCCGTGGGGCTGCGCCGAATCGCCTATTCTATGAAACCGGCTTGGCGGGCCGATTGGGTTATGGCTGCGCAATGCGCGGTACGCGCGGATGCGGACAGGTTCTGCAGCTGCAGTTCGATGCCCATGGTCTGCACCTGCAGCTGGCTTGCGAAGTCCATCCGCTCGGGCGGGACGTTCGTCGCTATGTACCGGCTGATCGCCGCCTGGTCGTAGGACAGGCCGCAGAGGGTTTCGCTGGCGATCATGGAGCCGAGGCTGTTTGCCAGCATGATGGCCTGCAGGTCATCCATGGCGGCGGCGGGGCTGGCCGTGATGGCCAGCGACAGGGCGATCAGCTTGCGCATGTCAGTTCGCCGTGGTTTCCACGATGATCTTCTTCCCGCGCGTCAGCAGCACGAAAATGCCAAGGATGATCGCGCCAAAGGCCCAGATGCTGACGATCATGCCTGCGCCGATCACGGTGCCGATGGCTGCGCCTGCGCGTTCTGCATCGGTGGTCAGCGTGGCTGTGCTTTCAGCCGCCCCGTTCATGCCTGCGAAAAAGGCCAAGGCCATCAGCGCATTGAACGCCCAGAAGATGATGAGAAAGATCCAGCCGAACAGCCCGCGCTTGCGGGTTTCGGTCCTGATGATGTTGGACATGAATGCCTCGTCACTGGTTAAGGTCACACGTTTAGGGGTCAGGCAGGCAAAAGCCCGCGCATCGATCCTATCACCGGATAGCGCACTGTCACTTGGGGATTGTCCAGTCGCAGCGGCAGCGCGGCCTGCTGTGGTTCGCCCGGCCAGAGGTAGGGCGGCAGGTAGCGGCAGACGGTCGAGGTGCCGCTGGCCGTGGTTTCATCGGTAAAGGTGACCAGCGTCAATTCGCCGGGTTCTGGCAGGCGGGCGAGGTCCACCACCAGCACATCGCCAGCGGCAAGCTGAAAATCAGGCATCGGGACATTGATGCGATAGGTGGCGGGTGTGTTCGCCGCCGGGCCGAACAGGGCGGCGAGTTCCGGCATCGCGCCCTGTGTGCCGTGCTGCTGCAAGCGATACGGGGTCACGGCCTCTTGCAGGCCAGCCGGTGGCGTGGCGTGGGGCCGGGGTTCCGCGCCCCCGTGCAGAAGCCATTCGAGCGACACCCCGAGTGCGAGTGCAATCGCCTCCAGCGAGTCGAGCCGTGGCTTGATCGTGGTGCCGCTTTGCGCGGCCCTGCGCCAGTTGCGGATCAGGTCGCGCGATCCGCCATGGCTGGCAACCGCCGCCTCGGAAAGGCCAAGTTCGGTGCGGCGCGCGGTGATGCGGTCCAGGATGCCCGGCACGTTCATGGCGCTGATCCTTAGTAACCATTGTTAGTGCGGTAAGAATACCGCCGCCTTTGCCATGCGTGCAGCGGTAAAAAAACCGTTGCATGTGCGGTATGAAAACCGCATAAAGGCGGCATGATGATGCGTGTTTCAGACCTTGTGATGCTATGTGACGCCTTCCGCGATGCCGCGGGCGGGTTGCCGGAAAGCACCCTGTCCCATCGCATGTTTGGTGACAGCAAGCGCCTGACGGTCCTGCGGGGCGGGGTGGCAGATATCACGGTCGGGCGCTTCAACCGCGCCATGATCTGGCTGCGCCAGAACTGGCCGGAGGGCCGTGATCTTCCTGCGCTGCTGGCGGGTTGGCCCGTGTCCGAAGCGGGCGATCAAGTCGATCAGGCGGAGGCGGTGCAATGAGGGGCGGGGCATCTGGTCTGTTCCTTCTGGTGCTGTGCAGGTGCGGTGCCGGTGACCCTGCGCCTGCCGGGCGGATCGGTAAAGGAAACACGGTTGCGGGTGACAACTGCAGCGAGTCCGATGCGGGGGTCTGTCATGCCTGATCGGGTCATTCGCGGCATGTTCGATGCGCTGGTGCGGCGGGCGGGCGGGGTTGATGCCGTGGCGGCTGTGCTGGAGGCGGCAACGGGTGTCGGCCACAAGGGCACGGTCAGCAAGATGTGCGCGGGCCATATCGGGATCACGCTGGAGGCGGTGATCGCGGTCGAGGATTTCGTGGGGGATGCGCCGATCACGCGGCGGATGGCCGAGCGGCTGGGGGCGGAGCGGTTGTGCGCCATCGGGCTGTTCGAGCTGGCCACGCGGTCGGCGGTCAGTGCGGGGGCGGCGCAGGCGGCGCTGTTCGAGGCGTTTGCGGATGGGGTGATCACCACGGCGGAGGCGGCGGATGTCGTCACACGGATGCGCGCGCTGCGCGAGGTGGTGGATCAGATCATCATCCAGAATGAGCGGATCGTGGCGGGCGGGGGTGGAGCATGAGTGCTGCGCCTGTGTGCCATGAGGGATCACCGGCGCGGGGCCTGTGGCCTGCCGTTGCCGGGGCGGTGTGCCCTTGCGGGGTACTTCACGGCGGGGGGCAGCACCTGTCGGGCAAAGCAAGCTGCGGCTGTGGACTCCCCTGCAAGGGTGGCGAGGAAGGTAGGGTCGAAGCCGTGGAACCTGGGGCCGGGGTGGCCCAGAGCGCGGATCGCCGCGCGGCCCCTTTGGAATTTCGATCCGGTGCCACCTCCTCCCGGTGCCGGTATGGCTGCGCCACCTCCTCCCGGTGCGGCCTTGCGGGGCGGCGGTTCGGTCATACAGGCACCGATTACGGTCGGGGGTGCGCAGGCACCGGGGCCGGGCCGTCGCCCCGTTTCCTTTCCGATTTCCGCCGCCTGCGCGACATGCGGTCTGGCGGGATGCCTGCGGGTTGCGGTGCGCGGGTTTCCCTGCGCCGCGGCCGCGCGCCTCAAACTGGCCGGGGGAATGCCCCCGGCCTTTTTTCGCCTGCGGTTGGCGTGGGGAGGCGGTGATGGGTGCGGTGGGGCGTCTGACGCGGGCGCAGGATGAGGTAATGCTGGAGGTGCTGGCACGGTTGCGCCGGGCGGCGGTGGCCGATGTGGCGCGGGCCATGGGGATCACGCCTTCGCGGGTCTATCAGATCCAGTCGGACGTGCTGACCCACGATCTGGGGTTTAGCGGCGAGGCGGCGGCAGTGGTTGCCGCGCATTATCCGCAGGCGCGGGGGCGGTGGTGATGGGCCGCGACTTCGATCTGATGGGCGACCGGGTTTCGGTGGTGACCTACGCGGGCACGGTGCAGGTGCTGTTCCTGACCGATGGCTGGCCGGGTGGTGCGCGCGAGGTGGTGGCGAACCGCTTTGCCAGCCGCGCCACGGCGGCGGAGTTGCGGGCGATTGCGGATCATCTGGACGGGTTGCCGTGGGTGGATGAGGGCGCGGTGGCGGGTGCGGGCGATGTTCGGGAGCGGCCCGCCAAGGGGCCTGTGGCGGGGGTGTCGGCATGACGGGTGCCAGCCAGACCCGCCCCGCGCATGGCGTGGCACGGCATTTGGGCGCGGCCCCTGCTGGCGGGGTTGAGGCGTGGGAGCCGTTCAAGGTCTATGCCGCACGCGAGATCGAGGCCGCGCCGTTCTGGGATCGGGGCGTCTGTTTCAACGCAGGCTGCGGGCGGCGGTTCGAGCCGCGCCGGGATTGGCAGATGTTCTGCTGTGAGGCCTGTGAGCGGGCTTTCGTGGCCGAGGCGCGGTTGTGGGGGCATCGGATGGCCCCGGCGCTGCTGGTGCATCGGATGGGCAAGTGGGAGCGCGAGGATGCGGCGCGGCGCGATCTGGTGCGCGCGGCGCGGCGGTTCGTGACGCAGGCGCAGTCGGGCTGGGTGCAGGTGCGCGCGGCGCGGGATCGGGCGGCAGGGGTGGTGCGGTAATGGTGGTGGCGGAGTTGCGGATCAATACGCGGCCTTTCTGCGATGCGCTGGGGCGGCTGGATGCTCTGGCGCGGGGTGGGGCCTTGCTTCTGTGCGAGGTGGCGCAGGTGATGCGGGCGGTCGAGGATGCCGACGATCTGTCGATCTGGGCTTTCCGGCCGGATGGCACGATGGTGCTGCAGCCTGCGCCGTGGCTGGCCGATCTGATCCGGGCGGCGGAGGTGCGGTGATGGCGTTTCGCGTAATCCGGTTCTCTGAGCCTTTGTTCCGCAAGCTGTGGCTGGACCCTAAGGTGAGTTGCGAGGCGATCCGGGCGCGGTTCGACTGTTCGCAGCATTTCCTTTCAAAGCGGGCGCGGCGCATGGGGCTTCCCAGCCGTGCCGGGTGGCATGTGCAGCCCAAGATCGGCGGGCCAGAGTTTGTGGCGATGTATGAGGCCGGGGTGGCGGTGGCAGACCTGTGCCGGGAATTCGGCTGGTCGCATTCGGGGATCAATGACGCGGTCAAGCGGCTTGGCCTTGCGCCGCGCCCGCATAGCAGCGGGGTGGAGTATTCGCTGACGGTGGAGCGGTATCGCGCAGGCATCCGCATTGGCGGGGAAGAGTTTCGCGCGATGTGGGTGGGCAATGTGCGCGTGGAGTCGATGGCGGAGTATTTCGGCATTGATCCGCAGGCGGTGCGGCGCTTGGCCTATCGCCTTGGGCTGCCCCATCGGCGCAAGGGGCAGCGGGTGCATCTGGATGTCGCGGAATTCAAGGCGGCGCGGGCGCAGGATGAATTGCGTGCGGCCATGGCCCGTTCGGCGGCGGAGACGGCGGCGGCGCTGCGGGCGCGCGGGTTGGTCAATGATCGACCGGGGGGTGCGGCATGAGCGCGGGTGGCGGGGAAAGCTGGGCGGCGCTGCATGCGGCGGGGCTGACGGCGACGGAAGCGGCGCGGCGGCGCGGGCGGCATGTGACGGGCGCCTTTTCCTGGGCCAAGCGCGCCGGGGTGACATGGCCCACGGGTGTGCGGGCAGGCAGGCGCGTCGATTGGGCGGCGCTGCATGCCGAGGGGTTGACCGCGACAGAGGCGGCGGCGCGGGCTGGATGCTGCTGCAGCGCGGCCTATCGTTGGGCGCGCCAGGCCGGTGTGAAATGGCCAGAGCCTGCGCGAAAGTCTGCTGATTGGGCCGCTCTGCATGCGCAGGGCCTGACAGCGCGCGCGGCGGCGGCGGCGATGGGGTGTACTGTTCAAAGGGCCTACCAATGGGCCAGCCGTGCCGAGGTGCGTTGGTCGAAGGATAGGCCTGCAGAGACGGCAGCGGCGGATCGGCAGCAGGCTTTGCGGCTGCGCGCGGCCTTGGATACGCCGCCCCTGCCTGTGCCTGTCCAAGCGCCGAAGCGGGGGCCGCGCCCTACCGCGCCGGGTTTGCCCGTGCCGATGCCAGAGCCGGAGCGGGCGCTTGATCCGCTGGCGCGCGCACGCGCGGCGCGCGCGGCCGAGGTCGCGCGGATCGATGCAATCCTTGCTGATCCGGTCGAACAGCGTTTGCGCGGCGGGCCGTTTTCGGAGCCGAATGCGGATGCCTGCCGCACCCTTTGGGCGGCGGTGTTGCGGGAGCAGCTGGCGTTGGCGGGCGGGTCGGTGGATGCCTACCCGCATGGCGGCCGGACTGAGGCAACGCGGCAGAACGCGCGGGAGCGCGCCGTCGATCAGGCACGGCGCTGGTTCGACACGGCGGATTGCGATCTGGTCTGCCAGTTCGTGGGCCTTGATGCGGATGCGGTGCGCGCGGCGGTGCGGCGCGGGCTGCAGGTGCGGCGACCGGGGGATCGGATGCACGGTCAGCGGGGGAGGGCGGTGGCGTGAGTGATGATGCGCAGGTGATGCTGGACTATGACGATCCGCAGTTCATGCAGGTCGGGAATGTGGTCTGGCATTCAAGCGACGAGGATATGGGGCCGGATGTTGGCATCAGTGTCGGGTTAGGCGATGCGATGCTTTACGCGGGCGAGGTGCCGGGTTTGGCGGGCGGCTGGTCGTTGGTGATCTATCCTGACGGTAGCGAGGAACGGCTTGATATCGCGGAGACGGTTGAACCGGATGAGGCGCGAGCGTTGATCGACCGGCTGGCGGGTGTGATCCGGTCGGCGCAGGCCGAGGCAGATCGAAAGGTCGATCCGGCGCAGGTTGATGCGCTGATCGGCGCTGCGCAGCCGATCATGGCCGAGGCGCTGGCCAGCGAGATTGAGGAAAATGCACGGCTGCGCGCCGATCTGGCGCGGATGGAGCGGGCGCTAGCGACAGCGAAGAAAGCTGCGCAAGATTACTGTTGGCAGCGATTCAAGGGCCGTGCGCCGCTGAACCTATCCAGCCCTGCCGTGTTCACATCGCACGAATGGCAAAAGATCGGGGAGGCAATTGATGCCGCCCTTAGCGAGGTTCCAACATCGTGACCTTGCCGCATCTTTCCCCTGTGCCGGTCGATGATCTGCCGGTCTATCCGATCCCGGCGACCGAACGGCTGGATTCGCATTCCTTCGTCAAGTGGAACCATCAGCGATGGATGGCCAGCCGCACCTTCAAGCTGGCGACATGGGAGGTGCAGGGCATGGCGCGGGCGTTGTTCGACTTTGCCCAGACCGAAAGCCCCATCGGCACCTTGCCCGATGATCTGGATGAATTGGCGGTGATGCTGCGCTGCGATCTGCGCCGGATGCGCGAATTGCGGACGATGGAGATGGGGCCGCTGCGGAACTGGCGGCCCTGCCTGACGGTCGAGGGCGCGCGGCGGCTGTATCACCCGGTGATCCTTGAACAGGTGCAGGACGCGCTGGAGCGGCGCGATCTGCGCGCCCTGTCATCGGAGGCGAAGGCCCGCGCGCAGCGGATCAAGCGGCTGCGCGAGGCGCTGGGGGCCGAGGGGCTGAGTGCGGCGGTGCTGGCCGATGAGGTGCTGATCCAGCGGATGGATGAATGGCTGGAGGCGCATCACAAGGGCAACAGGACCAAGGCCGTCTATCGGTCTGCGATCCTGCATGCCCAGCAGATGAAGTGGTTCGGGGGGCTGCGCGAGACGGTCTAGGCGGTTCTGTTGCCATTCTGTGGAAACACAGAATGGAACTGTTCCGGCACAGAATGGAACTGTTCCACGCAAGAGAAGAGAAGAAAAGAAAAGAGAAGAAAAGACTTACGGACGCGACAGAATTTGACCGGCGGGCGGGATGGCCAGCCGGGATGTGCTTGGGAAAGGGGTGCGAGTGATGAGCGATGTGCAACAGGGCCAAGGGCCTGCCCCTGTGGCGGGTGCCGGTGAGGGCGAAGATGGCGGGGCGCTGGCCGAGGGGCGGCGCGCGGTGCGGGAGTTGCTGATCGACCGGCTGGATCGGGCGGGCATGATCCGGCGCAAGGGTATGACCGAGGCCGAGCATCGCGACTGGCTGGGCAAGATGGTGGACCGGCTGGCCTATATGAGCCGGGCGAACCTTGCCGTGCTGGCCGAAAGCCTGCTGGCTATGGGCGGCGGGCGGGGCCGCAACGAATGGCCCAGCGAGGTGGCGATCCTGACCTTTGCCGAAGGCCTGCAGAAGCGGCCCGCGCATGATCTGCCGCTGGTGCAATCGTGGCTGCGGTCCATCGAAGGGCCTGCCGCGCTGGCAGGCGGGTTCGAGGTTGAGTTGCTGCGCTATCTGCGCAAGTGCCGCCGCCCGCCCATGGCCATGGACATGGCGCGCATCCGGGCCGAGGCAGCGGATAACCGGCGCTGGGTGGCAATGGCCGAGGATCGCGTGGCGCGCGGGGTGGAGCGGCCCGAGGATCGCGGGTTTCTGGAGGCCTATACGCGCGACCGCGACTTTGCGCGCGGGCTGATCGCGGCGGGGCAAGAGCGGCGGGATGAGAAGGGGGCGGCGTGATGGCGGAGATTGTGCCGCTGCGAAAGCTGGAGGTCGAGGTCGAGGCCGATCTGGACGCGGTTTGCCAAGCGGTGTCGCAAAGCGCCTGCGCCTGGGCCGATGCGCTGGAGGCGCAATGCGAGGCCATGGGGATGCCGGATCGGCGCGCGGTGCAGGTGCGCGTGGTGCCATCGGCGGCACTGCTCGATTTGCTGGCATCCGGCGCGGCGTTCCGCGTGGAGTCGGATTTCATCATGGCAGTAAAGGGGCAGGGCTGATGGGCATGGATCGGCTGGAACAGATCATGCGGTCTTTCGGGGGCGAGGCGATGCAGCTGCATGCGCCCGAGGATCGGGCTGTCTTTCGTGCGCAGGCCGGATCGCAGGCCGAGGCGCAGGCGCTGGCTTGGGCTGCCCTGCCCGAGGCGGAGCGGGTGGCGCTGGTCAAGGCGGCGGGCGCGGTGCCCGAGGCCTGCGGCGATGCGATCCCGGTCGCGCCCGCGCGGGGTGCGGTGCGGGTGTTCGACTTCTATGCCTCTTACCCTGATGGCGAGAAGGGCAGCCGGTTGAAGCCTGCCGGGCATCTGGGGCGGCGCAGCATGGAACGGCTGGATGTGTTCGGGCGGATGGAGGCGCAGGGGCGGCGGCGTGGCCGTGGCTTTGCGCTGACGGCCAGTCAGGTGGGGATCGGGCGCATGTATCGGACGCTGGTCGAGGATCGGGACGCGGGCGCGGTGCGCTGCGCCAGTGGCGAGGCGCTGATGGCGGGCGGCAGTCGCGGCGGGACGCGCGAGGGGTTCACCGATCACCGGCTGGCCTTGTCGCGGCGGATCGATGCGATGCAGGCGCGGGTGGAGGCGGGCGCGGCGCTGGTGCCGGTGCGGGGCCGGGGCGCGCCGATCCCGGCGCGGGCGCTGGTCGATGCCGTCTGTCTGGAGGATCGCGACCTTTCGGACGTGTTGCGGGCGCATGGCTGGGCGGTGACGGGCGCGATTGTGACGCGCGCGGTGGGTGCGCTGGCGGCGGCGCTGGACCGGATGATGGGCATCGGTGTTGAGTTACGTTCACTTGACTCAGACAAGGGATTGCGGTCGGTGTCTTGACAGAACCGACATCCGGGCGCATTCCTTACGCCATGATCCAGAACCGCGCCCAGGGCAGACCTGCGGCGCGGTTTCCTTTTGCGGTGTGGGGTGCGGCATGGTGATGAAACTGTGCTGCGCGCCGGGCTGTGACGATCTGGCGGTGGATGGTGGGCCGCGTTGTGCGGACCATCAGGCAGAGCGCGAGGCCAAGGTGGCGGCGGCGCGGGCGCGGGCGAAGGCCGGTGTCGCGGCGCATGGCGGGGATCGGTTCTATCGGTCGGCCCGCTGGAAGGATGAGAGCAAGGCCTATCTCTGCCGCCATCCGAACTGTGCCGAATGCGCGCGGGATGGTCTGGTGGTCGCGGCGCGAGAGGTCGATCACATCGTGCCGCATCGGGGCGATCCGAAACTGTTCTGGAAGCGGTCGAACTGGCAGGGCCTGTGCAAACCCTGCCACAGCCGCAAGACCGCCCGCGAGGTGTGGGGCCACCGGGGGGTATCGAAAAACCCCGCCCCCCCGCCCTGAAACCGGGCGTCATCCAACAGTTTTTGTGCGGGGGAATTTGGGGAAAAAAGCCACGGGGTTTTAGCCTTGGGGGAGGGTAGTGAGAGGGTAGCGAGATGAAGGGGCGGAAGCCGGAACTGCGGAACGTGTTGCCGTTCAAGGGCGAGACGATCAAGCCGGTGCCGGATGCGCCGGAGTGGATGACGGAGAAGGCGCGCGAGGTGTGGGGCGAGTTGGCCGGGCATCTGGTGGCCAAGGATCGGCTGCAGCCGCATTACGAGTACCAGTTCGCGGGCTACTGCGAGAGCGTGGCGAACTTCTACAACGCGACGGCCTGTCTGGCGGTTGATGGTTATTTCTTCGAGACCGAAACCCGCAACGGGCGGCAGCAGAAAAAGGTGGCGATGTGGGCGGTGCAGCAGGAGGCGCTAGGGGCCATGATGCGGCTGTCGGCGCTGTTCGGTCTGTCGCCGGTAGATGAGGCGCGGTTGAAGGTTACGGGGCAGGGCGATCTGTTCCGCGATCTGATGGACCAGTTGAAGAATGGAGCCGATTGATCATCCCGTCAGCCGCTATGCGCTTGACGTGATCGAGGGCAGGCGGGTGGCCGGGGAGTTGGTGCGGCTGGCCTGCCAGCGGCATCTAACCGATCTGGAGACGGGGCGCGACCGGGGGCTGTGGTTCGACTGTCAGGCAGCGTCAATGCTGACGCGGTTTGCGCGGACGCTGCAGCACACGGCCGGGCCGCTGGCGGGCAAGCCGCTGGAGTTGCAGCCGTGGCAGGTGTTCCGCATCGGATCGGTGTTCGGGTGGAAGCGGGCAGACGGGTTGCGGCGGTTCCGCGACACTTACCACCAGGTGGGCAAGAAGAACGGCAAGACGACCGACACGGCGGTGCCGATGCTGTTTTCGCTGGCCTTCGATGGGGAAGGGTCGCCGGAGGCCTATTGCGCGGCGACCACGCGCGATCAGGCGGGCATCCTGTTCAAGGGGTTGAAGCGGATGATCCGGCGGTCGCCGGTGCATTCGCAGCTGTTCAAGACGTGGCAGGGGTCCATCGACTGCCCGAATACGGATGGGGTGATCAAGTGCCTGTCGCGTGATGGCGACAGTTCGGACGGGATCAACCCGCACTTCCTTGCGCGGGATGAGATGCACCGCTGGACGGATCGGGAACTGGCCGAGACGCTGACAGAGTCGATGATCGCGCGGGCGCAGCCGATTGACTGGGTGATCACGACCGCCGGGCATGATCGGGGGTCGATCTGCGGCGAGTTGCGGACCTATGCGGAATCGGTGCTGCGCGGCGATGTGATGGATGATGCGTTCTTTGGCTATGTGGCCGAGCCGCCCAAGGATGCCGATCCGCTGGACCCGCTGGCATGGGAAATGGGGAACCCGAACCTGCGGATTTCCAAGCCGCTGGATCGGATGCAGGCGGCGGCGGATCGGGCGCTTTCCATCGCGGGGCAGATGCCGAACTTCCGCAGGTTTCACTTGAACCTGTGGACGGAAGGGGCCGAGGCATGGATCGGGCGGGACGCTTGGGATGCAAGCCAGATGGCCGAGCGGTTTGCGGTGGAAAAGCTGTTCGGGCGCAAGGCTTGGGTTGCGGTGGACCTGTCCGACAAGGTGGACACGACCGCCATCGTGATCGCCGTGCCAGTGGATGGGCTGATCTATCTGATCAGCTATTCCTTTCTGCCATCCGGGCCGAAGGGGTTTGTTGCACGGGCGCAGGCAGAGAAGCGGGAATACATCGGCTGGCGTGATCAAGGCTGGCTGGAGGTTCACCACGGCGGCACGATTGACGAACTGCAGATCGCCAATCGGCTGGACTGGATCAGGGCCAAGTTCGATCTGCAGGAGGTCGCCTACGATCCCTGGGGGATGCGGTATCTGGCGAAAGAACTGGAGGCGAAGCGGTTTCCGATGGTCGAGCATCGGCAGGGCTTTGCGTCGATGTCGAACCCGATGAAGCGGTTCGAGGAAGAGGTGGCGCGCGGCACGATCCGACACGGGGGTAACCCGGTGCTGGCGTGGCAGGTGGGCAACGTGCATCGCGACGAGGATGCAGCGGGCAACATCAAGCCGAACAAGCGGCGGTCACAGGGTCGGATCGATGCGGCGGTGGCCGCGATCATGGCGGTCGGTCGGGCGGTCGCAAACGAGAATGCACAGAAACGGCGGGCGAGAGAGGTGACAACGGTATGAGGCTTATGGAGCGGATGTTCGGTGGTGCGGCGCTGCGCCGCGCGCCCGTGGCCGCGCCTGCTGTCGCGCGGGCCGAGCCGGTGTTGCGCGCATCGAGCGCGCCGCCTGCGGGGGCGACCGAGGCCGGTTTCAGTTCGCTGATCCTTGGGCAAAGCCGGGTCAAGAGCCTGCCGCCGGTATCGCCCCGCACGGCCGAACGCCATGCCACGGTGTTTGCCTGCGGGAATGTGATCGCCGGGGATCTGATGAAAGTGCCGCTGCTGGTCTGGCAGCGGAACCGGGACGGGACCGAGGCGGCGGTCGAGGGGCATCCGCTGACCTATCTGCTGAACACGGAAGCATCGCCCGGCGTGCCTGCGACGGCCATGCGCTATGCGCTGGTCTATGCCTTTGCGATCCGGGGCCGGTCCTATGCCTATGCGCCGCGCGATGGGGCTGGTGAGCTTGAGCTGGTCGAGGTGCTGCATCCCGATCTGGTGGCCGAGCGGCGCACGGGGCGGGATCGGTTCTATTCCTTCACCGATGGGGCCGAGGTGCAGCGGACGGTGGCGGCGCGGCAGATGGTGCATCTGCGCTATATGGCCGAGGATGGCTGGACCGGGCGCAGCCCGTTGCAGGTGGCGGCGGAGTCGGTCGGGCTGGCGCTGGCGGGGCAGGAAGCGGCGGCGCGGTCGGCGTCCGGGACGCATATGCGGGCCTTCGTCAAGATGGACGACTATTTCGAGGATGAGGAAGCGGCCACGCGCAGCGCGCTGCGCGTGCGGGGTCAGTTGAACGATCCAGACGCGAACGGCATCCCGCTGCTGGAGAAAGGCGAGATCAAGTCGCTGGACCTGTCGGCGGCGGATCAGGAATTGCTGGCCAGCCGCAAGTTCGACCGGGAACAGATCGCGGCGATCTATAGGGTGACCCCATCCAAGCTGCAGATGCTGGAGTTCGGGGTGAAGGCCAACGGTCAGCAGCAAGCCATCGACCACAAGACGGATTGCCTGTTGCACTGGGGCGGGCTGGCGGCGGCGTTCATGGCGCAAACGCTGCTGACGCCTGCGGAGCGGGCGGCGGGGATGACGCTGGTGCATGATTGGGATGCGCTGATGGAGCCGACCATGGTCGAGGCGCATAACGCGATCAAGGTCGCGGTCGGCGGGCCGATCATGACCCCGAATGAGGGGCGGAAGATGCGCGGGCTGCCACCCGTTCCGGGTGGGAATGTGCTGTATCCGCCTGCGAACATGACGGCGGATGCAGGCGCGCTGGCGGGTGCGGGCGATGGGAACGGGGGCAACGAATGAAGCGGGAACGGAACACGGTCGGCGCGCGGCTGGCGGGCGAAGTGATGGCGCTGGACCTGCGCCGGGCGCAGGACTTGCTGGCGCTTGATCAGGGAGATGCCATGGTGGCGGGTCTGCGCAGGCCCGCGATGGCGCTGGAGGCAAACAACGGCCTGCGGGTGGAGCCGGGTGAGCGGTTTGCCGTGCTGCGCGGCGTGGCGGTGGTGCCGGTGCGGGGCATCCTCACCCATGGTTCGGCGCTGTATGAAAGCTGGTTCGGCTGGGCCACCTATTCGGGGATCGAGGACACGGCGGCGCAGCTGGCGGCGGATGCGGATGTCACGGCGGTAATCCTGGACATGAATTCGCCGGGCGGTCTGGTGATCGGCTGTGAGGCGGCGGCGGAGGCGATCCGCAGCTTGCGCGCGGTGAAGCCGGTGCATGCGCTGGTCAATCCGCTTGCCGCCAGCGCGGCCTATCTGATCGCATCGCAGGCCACGTCGATCACGATGACGCCGGGCGCGCTGGTCGGTTCCATCGGCACGATGACGGAAGTGCTGCAGCCTGTGCAGCCCAGCCTGTACGGGGATCAGGCCTTTATCATCACGTCGAGCCATGCGCGGGCGAAGCGGCCCGATCCCACGACCGAGGTCGGGCGGGCGGAATTGCAGCGGTTCGCGGATGAGGCCGAGGCACGGTTCCATCAGGCGGTGTCGCTGGGGCGCGGGATCGCGCTGGAGGAACTGCCTGCGCTGCTGTCGGTGACGGATGATCCGGCGGATGGCGGTGCCAGTTACGAATTCGAGGCGGCGCTGGCGCGGCGGCTGGTGGACGGGCGCGAGACGCGGGCGGCGTTCTATGACCGCATCTTTGCGCAGCATGGGTTGCAGCCGCGCCGTCCAGCCACGGGCGGGCGGGCGGCGCTTGGGGCGCAGGCGGTGGCGGCGGCGGCGAAGGCCATCGCGGCGACCTGACGGGATCACGCAAGAGACGGCGTGTTGAATGAACCGGCGCGGGGGCGCGGCGGGGTGAGTGCGTGCGGCCTTGCGTGATGCGGCCGCCATCAGGAAAGGGTGAAAGATGACGAAGAAAAGCGTGGACGATCTGCGCCGCGACCGCAAAGCGGCGGCTGTGCAGATGGAGGCGGTTGCGGCAAAGATTGCCGAACTGGAGGCGACCGAAGGCGGGGCCGATGCGGCGGCGCTGACGGCAGCCTCGGCGGAGTTCGATGCGGCCAAGGGTCAGTTCGAGGCCTTGAACGCGGCGGTGCAGCGGGCCGAGGCGGTGGAGGCGGCCAAGGCCACGGCGGCGGCGGGCGATCAGGGCAAGCCTGCGGCGGGCGTGACGGTGTATGCGCAGGCAGCGGACCCGGCGATGAAGGGGGTCGATCTGGGCCTGACGGTGATTGCGTTGGCGCAGTCGAAGGGTGACCGCGACAAGGCCGTGACGCTGCTGGAACGTGAAGGGCATTCCGGCCTTGCGGCGACCTTGAACACCGGCACGGAATCGGCGGGCGGCGTCCTGGTGCCGCGCCCGATGGCGGAGACGATGATCGAGTTGCTGCGGGCGCGGGTGGTGGTGCGCAATGCCGGGGCGCGCGTGGTGCCGATGCCTGCGGGCCAGCTGCGCCATGCGCGGCAAAACGGGGCCGCGACGGCGGGCTATTCGGCAGAGAATGCGGCCATCACGCCTTCCGAACCGACCACCGACAAGATCGATCAGACGTTCAAGAAGCTGACGGGTCTGGTGCCGGTGTCGAATTCGCTGTTGCGCTTCACGACCCAGACAGCGTTGCTGGTGCGGGATGATCTGCTGGCTGTGATGGCCCGGCGCGAGGATTTGGCCTTCATCCGGGGTGACGGCAGCGCGAACACGCCCACCGGCATTCGCAGCTGGACGCCCGGGGGCAATATCCAGACGGCGGTGGCGAACACTTTTGCGGCGGTCGATGTCGCGCTGCGCACGCTGGTTTCGCGCGTGGCCGATGGGGATGTGCCGATGGTTCGGCCCGGCTGGATCATGCGGGCAGGCACGCGCGAGTTTCTGGGCAGCCTGCGGGACGCGCTGGGGAACCTTGCCTATCCGTCGATCAATGCGACCGGCACCTTGTTCGGGTATCCGATCTACACGACGAGCCAGATTCCCAACAATCTGGGCGCAGGCACGAACCAGACGGAAGTCTATTTCGCGGACTTCAACGAGGTTATGATCGGGGATGCGTCGGCGTTGACGCTGTCGGTTTCGACCGAGGCGGCCTATGTCCAGGGCGGCAACTGGCGGTCGGCGTTCCAGAACGATGAGACGCTGATGCGCGCCATCAGCGAACACGATCTGGCCCCGGCGCATACGCAGGGCCTTGCCTATCTGACGGGCGTTAACTGGTCGCTGTGACCTGAGCCTTTCGGTTCTGCAGGCCTGCGGGCCTGACGCGATGTGACGGCCCCGCGAGGCGCGCGGGGCCGCGCTTCCCATCCTCAACAGACGAGACAAGACGATGAGCGAGAGCGCGAAAGTGGCGGTGAAGTTCACCGCATCCCATGGTGTCTATGTGCGCGGCGATATCGCCGGGTTCGAGCCTGCCTTTGCGGCGGCGCTGATCAAGGCGGGCGTGGCCACCGACAATCTGGAGGCCGATCTGGGCGGAACGGCGGCGGTGGCCCCGGATGCCGGGCTGGTGACGGCGCTGGCCGAAAAAGATGCCAGGATCGCGGCGCTGGAGGCGCAGCTTGAGGCGGCCCAGAAGGGCGGCAAGGCAGGCAAGACGGATGCCGCCAAGACCGATGCCGGGACGGGTGCGCCGCCCCAGCAGGGCGCGGCGGGCTGATCCGGGACGGGTGACGGATCATGAAGGCGGTGGGTGAAGTTCCAGCGGCAGTGACTGCGGCGGCGTTCAAGCGGGCGGTGCATATCATCGAGGGCGTCACCGATGACGACCCGCTGATCACTGATCTGTTGCGCGCGGCGCAGGATACGGTCGAGGCTGGCACCCGCCGCCCCATGACGCCGCGCGCGGTGCTGATTGAATGGCGGGCGACCAGCTGGGCGCGGTGGTGGTTCCCGGTCGCGCCCGTCGTATCGGTGGCCAGCGTGTCGCTGCAGCAGGGTGATGGCAGTTTCGTGGCGCTGGCGCCCGAGGCGTGGCGGCTGGAGATGGCGGCGGATGAGCCGTCGCTGGTCTTTGCCGATGGGGCCTTGGTTGCGGGCCGGGTGGTGCGGGTGGCGTGTTCGGTGGGCTATGCCGATGGCGCGGGACCGCATCAGTTGCGGCAGGCGACGATCCTGCTGGCGAAGGAGTGGATGGATGCGGGGATCGCGGTTGAGGCGGGGCAGGGCGTTCCGATCAGCTTTGGCGCGCGGGCGCTGATGCGTCAGGTGAAGTATGTGCGGCCTGCCGAGTTCGGGGTGGCCTGAGCCATGGCGACTGTGGGCGGGGTCAAGCTGGATCGGCTGATCGAGGTCTGGCGGCCGTCGGTCGAGGATGACGGGTTTCAGTCGCGGCCCGGCGCGCCCGTGCTGCTGGGCAAGGCCTGGGCGGCGCAGCAGTCGGCGGGATCGGCAGAAGTCGAGGGGATGGGGCAGGATGCCGTGGCGCAGACCTGCCGGTTCATCCTGCGGCAGTCGGGCGTGGGCGGCCAGATCGGGGCGGCGGATGTGATCCGGTTGGGCGGCGTGGAGTGGATCGTGGCGGGCATCCTGCCGGAAAGCCCGATGCGCACGGTGACAGTGCTGGCGCGGGCGAAGGTGGCGGCGTGACGATCAAGATGCGGGTCGAGGGGCTGCGCGAACTGGATGACGCGCTGAAAAGCCTGAGCACCAGAACGGCCAAGACCACGGCGGAGCGGGCGATGCGCAAGGCGCTGCGGCCTGTCGCGGATGCGGCGAAGGCGGCTGCGCCGAGATCGGATGACGGCAAGCACATGGCCGACACGATCACGGTGGCGAAGGTTCTTAAGCCATCCCAAAGGGATGGGGCGGAGCGCCCGACCGATTTCCGGCGCATCATGTATGTCGGTGCGGAATCGCCCCATGCGCATCTGATCGAGTTTGGCACGGTGGAGCGGTTCCACAAGTCGGGCAAGTCAACCGGGGCGATGCCAGCGCATCCGTTCATGCGCCCGGCTTGGGATGGCAATGTGCAGGCGGTGCTGGCATCGCTGACCGAGCATTTGCGGCGCGAGATTGATCGCGCGGTCGCGCGGGCGGCGCGGCGGGCGGCGAAGGCCGGGAAATAGGGATCTGTGATGGAAGAGGTTCTGCGGGCCTTGCTGCGCGCGGCGCTGCCGGGCGTGGCCGTCGATTGGGGCGAGAATGACGCGCGGGCGGCTGTGCCGCGGGTGCGCCTGATGCGGGTCAGCGGCGGGGCGGAATACGCGAATGACGGGCCTGTGGGCCTGCATCGGGCGCGGGTGCAGGTGGATTGTATCGGCGCGACCTATGGCGCGGCCAAGGGGTTGGCGCGGCAGGTGAAGGCCGCTGTCGGCGGCTATCGCGGGGGCATGTTGGCAGGGGTGTTCGTGGATAGCGAGCGCGACCTGTCCGGTGGAACGGCGGCGACTGGCAAGACGCTGGCGGGTGTGGCTGTGGACCTGCGGGTTCATTACAAGGAGTGATAGGTTATGACGGCAGCGAATACGCCCGATATCGGGTATGGCACGATCCTGCGGGTGGGGGCGACCCTTGCCGCCACCACGGCGACGGTGGCGGTGGGGCGGTTGCAGAGCGTAAACCCGCCCCCCTATTCCCGCGATGTGGTGGATATCACGGGAATGGATTCGCCGGGGCATACGCGGGAGTTCATTCCCGGCCTGATCGACCGGGGCGAAGTGGCGGCGGAGATTGTTTGGGTTCCCGGTGATGCGACCGACGATCTGATCCAGGCGCTGCTGACAGAGCGGGAGCCGCGCGTGTGGGAGGTGGCTTTCCCGCAGATCGCCGCCACGCCGCCGGTGTGCAATTTCCGCGCCTTCATCACCGGCTGGGAGCCGGGCGTTCCGATGGAGGACAAGATGACCGCCAGCATCACCCTGAAGGTGACCGGCGTTCCGACCTGGACGGGTGTCTGATGCAGCGCGCGGTCGAGTTCGAGGCGAACGGGGCGCGGCATCAGCTGCGCCTTGATGCCAAGGCGATGATGCAGATCGAGGCCGATACCGGGTTGCCGTTCGGCAAGGCGGTCAAGCTGTTGAACGCAGGCGAGGATGTGCGGGTCACCGATATGGTCACGTTCTTTCGGGCGGCGTTGAACGGTGGCAAGCTGACGATGGATGAGGCGGCAGAGGTGTTTGTCGCGGTCGGTTTCGGGCGGGGCGGGGAACTGCTGGGCGAGGCGATCACGCTGGCCTTTCCGCAAGAGGCCAAGGGTGCCAGCGGCACGGGAAAGCGGAAGGGGACGGCGGCCTAGACTGGCCGTCGCTGCTGCGATCCTGGGTCGCAGTCGGGCTGCCGCCGGACCTGTTCTGGTCTGTGACCCCGCGCGAGATGCAGGTGATGATGAAGGGCGCGGCGGAGGGTTTCCGCCGTGACCAAGGGTTGACCTACAGTCTGGCGCAGCTGGTGGGCTGGGCGGTGAACAATCCGAAGGAGATGCCGAAGTTCGAAAAGGTCTTTCCTGACCGCAAGCCGAAACCGGCGCAGACGCCCGATCAGCTTTACGCGGCGATGCGGGCGTGGACGATCCATCTGGGCGGCACGCCGCCCCCCAAGGTTCATTAGGAGGTAAGGCATGGCAGCCATTGTCGGCGCGTTGCGGGCGGTTCTGTCGCTGGATTCGGCGGCGTTTGAGAAGGGCCTGACGGCGGCGCAGAAAAGCCTTGCCGGGTTCGACCGGCGGATGAAGGCCATCGGCAATGGCATCGCCGCCGCCGGGGCGGCGATGAGTGCGGCGGGCGCGACCATCGGCATGGCCATTCGTGGGCAGATCGATCAGGCCGATGCCATGGGCGAGACGGCGGAGAAGCTGGGCGTTTCGGTCGAGGCCTATTCGGCGCTGTCCTACGCGGCGAATGTTTTGGGCGTTTCGCAGGAAGGGCTGGAGACATCGACCCGGAACCTGTCGCGCCAGATGGCGGCGGCAGCGGGGGGCAGCGAGGCGGCGCAGGCGACATTCGCAAAACTCGGGGTGAGTGTCACCGATGCTGCGGGCGAGGTGCGCAGTGCGGATGCGGTGATGGCCGATCTGGCGGATGGCTTTGCGCAGCTGCCGGATGGTGCCGAAAAAACCGCGCTGGCGATGCAGCTGTTCGGGCGGTCGGGGGCCGACATGCTGCTGATGATGAACGGCGGGGCGGATCAGTTGCGCGCGCTGGCCGATGAGGCGCGCACCCTTGGGCTGGTGATAGATGGGGATACGGCAGACGCGGCGGGCAAGTTCAATGAGAACCTGGACAAGCTGCGGCTGGCGTTGGATGGGGTTTCGATGCAGATCGCGGGCGTGATGGCCCCGGTTCTGGCGCAGCTGACCGATTACCTGATCCAGGCGGCGAACTGGTTCAACAGTCTGCCGGATGGGGTGCAGCAGGCCATCACGGGCTTTGCCGGGTTGACGGTGGTGATCGGCCCGCTGCTGATCGGGCTGGGGCTGGCGATCAGTTCGCTGGGGGTGATTGCGGGGGCGTTTGCTGCGATTTCTGCGCCGGTGGCGCTGGCGGTCGCGGCCATCGCGGGTGTCGCCTACGGCGCATATCAGCTTTACCAGAATTGGGATGGCGTCACGGACTGGTTCGCAGGTCTGTGGGAGGGCATCAAGGCCGGGGTCGCGGTGGGCTGGGAAGCGATCAAGGCATCGCTGGCGATCTATATGCCTGCGGTCCTGATCTATCAGAACTGGGACGGGATCACCGGCTGGTTCGATGCCCGATGGTCCGAGATTCAGGCTGGGGTTCGGCTGGGTTGGGATGCGGTCAAGCTGGTGCTGGCGGAGTATCAGCCTGCCGCGCTGATCTACAATAACTGGACCGGGATCAGCGAATACTTCGCCGCACTGTGGGTTGGGGTGAAGGGCGCGTTTCAGAACGGGTGGCAGGCGATCAAGGCGCTGGCGACCGGCTGGGCAACAGAGTTCATGCAATTCGGGCGCGATATCGTTGACGGCTTGAAGGCCGGGATCACCGAGCGTTGGGATGCGATGGTCGGCTGGTTTCAGGACAAGGCGGATCGCCTGACGGCAGACTTTGCCAGCTGGTTCGGTATCCAGTCGCCGTCCCGCGTCATGCGCGAGATGGGCGGGTTCATCACGCAAGGCCTGCAGCTGGGCCTGCAGGACGGGTTGCCGGGGGTGCAGGGCGCGATGACCGGCGTTGCGCAGGCCATCGGTGCGCCTGCGGATTCGATGAAGTCGGCGCTGCAGGGTGTGGGGCAGACGGCAAAGCAGGTTTTCCAGGGGCTGATCAGCGGGTCGATGAGCGCGCGGGATGCGCTGTCGCAGGTGCTGTCGCGGCTGGCCGAGGCGGCGACGAATTCGCTGTTTTCTTCGATTTTCAGCGGCGGTGGCTTCCTTGGCGGGATCGGTGATCTGCTGGGCTTTGCCAAGGGTGGCGCGTTCGATCAGGGCCGGGTGATGGCCTTTGCCAAAGGCGGCATTGTCAGCGGGGCCACGGCCTTTGCGATGTCGGGCGGTCTGGGCGTGATGGGCGAGGCCGGGCCGGAGGCGATCATGCCGCTGACGCGGGATTCCTCTGGTGCGCTGGGGGTGCAGGCCATCGGCGGTGGCGGCGTGCTGACCATCGCGCTGGCGGATGGCCTTAAGGCCGAATGGCTGGGCGAGGCGCGCGGGCAGACCGTGCAGATCGTGAGCGCATCGCAGGCCGAGACGCAACGCGCCTTTCCCGGTGTGGCGAACACCTATGACCAGCGGGGGACGGTATGATCCGTTCGATCATTGATCTGCCTTCGATCTTTCTGCGCCTGTCCAAGGTCGATTGGGATATCGACCCGCGCGGGCGCAGTGCGGGCGAGGATGTGCGCGGCGGCGATCAGGTGGTGGTGACCGGCTTTCCGCGGTTCATCGCGGCGCCCGAGCTGGTGTTGCCGGAATACATGATCGGGCATTTCCGTGCGATCCGGGCGCGGCTGCGCGGGCGGCAGAACGCGGTGCGCGTGGCGATGATCGATCCCATCGGCCTGCAGCTGGAGCGCGGTGAGGTGCTGCAGGAATGGCGCGCCTATCTGGCAGGTCAGTGGGTGGAGCCGCGCCCGGTTGCGTTGGCGGTGGGGTCAAGCCTTGCCGGGGCCGCCAGCATCGTGATCGATGAGCGCGCGGCCCGGCAGCCCGTGCGGGTGGGCCAGTACCTTTCCTATCAGGACTGGCCGTTTCTGGTGACCGGGCGGAGCGGCGCGGGCGCGGCGGTCACGCTGCAGGTGGAGATGCTGCGCCGCGCGATCCCGGCAGGGGCGCAGATCGATCTGCTGGCGCGCGGGGTGTTCCTGAATACCGATCTGGGGGCGGGCAATCCGGCCTATGGGATGGACCGCGTGGCCGCGCCCCGGCTGGTCCTTTCGGAGTGGATCACGCGATGAGTTTCTTTCCGGCTGGGTTTGACTGCCGCGCCGATCTGGTGGGGGTGTTGCATCTTGCCAATGTGAACACGCCTGATGGGGATTATGGGTTCCTGCTGGGCGAGGATGGCAGATTCACCGATACGACCGGCAAGGTGTGGGTCGGGTCGCGGCTGCTGGATGTTCCGGCGCAGGAGATGAGCATCAACGGGACCGCCCCGGCGGGATCGATCACGATGAACTATTTCCGCGACCCTGACCGCGCCGATGATCCGCTGATGGCGCAGGTGCAGGCGCTGGGGGCGGATTATGTGCGGGGGCGCCCCATCACGTTCCTGGTGCAGCCGCTGTTTGCGCAGTCGGACCTGTGGCAGCCGCAGGTGGCCCCGCTGCCGCTGGCGCGGCTGACGATGCAATCCATCAGGTTCGGGATCAATGGCCCGGTGCAGCGCAGCCTGACGCTGACTTATGAGGGCGTCTATGCCGGGCGGAATGAGGCGCGGGGCTGGTTCTATACGACAGAGGACCATGCCAAGCTGCTGGGCGGGGTGGCGAACCCTTCGCTGCGTTTTGCGCCGCAGGACAACCGCCAGCCGGAAAAGCTGTTCTGATGGACCGTCTGCTGGCTTTCGTGAACCTGCAGCAGGTCGAGCCGTTCCTGTGGGGGCAGTCAGACTGTGTGCTGATGGCAGCGGATTGGGTGCGGGCGGTGCGCGGGGTCGATCCCGCTGCCGATCTGCGGCTGACCTATGGATCGGCGGCCGAGGCGGAGCGGGTGCTGCGCTGGTATTCCGATCCGCTGGCCGTGGTCGCGCCGCGCATGGCGGCGGCGGGCTTGGCGCTTACGGATGCGCCGGTGCGCGGGGATGTGGCGGTGATCGATGTGCCGGATGAGCGCGGGCGGATGCGCCCGCATGGCGCTGTGCTGTTCGGGCAAAGGTTCTGGGCGGTGCGCGCCGAGGTGGGTGTGACGTGCATCGCGCGGGATGTGGTCGCGATGCGGGCGGCTTGGGGGGTCGGTTATGTGGTTTAAGCCGGGTCTGCTGGCCTGTGTCCTGCTGTTCTGCGTTGCCCCTGACCCGGCGCATGCCGCGCCCGTGCTGGGGTTTATCGGATCGATCATCAGCGGCGTGATCGGGGCCTTCGGCGCGGGCGGGTTTTTCAGCACCATCGCGGGCAGGCTGGCGCTGGTGGTCGGGTTGAATGCGTTGAGCGCCCGGATGGCGCAGCGGCGGGTGCCTCAGCCTACGCCGCAGGATGTGATGTCGAACCAGTCGCAGCCGTTGTCAGCGATGGAGCGGGTCTATGGTCGGGTGCGCAAAGGGGGGCCGAAAGGGTTCACCGGCTTTTTCAGCGCCACGCGGTTTTATTCGGTGATCATCGCCGCGCATCGCACGAAAGGCCCGGTCGAGCATTGGCTGGACAAGACACAGGTGATGCTGGACGCGGCCGGTGCGGTAACCACTGCGCCGATTGCCGGGTTCGGCGCGATCCGTACCTATCGCGGCCTGCCGGGGCAGGGGGTCGATCCCGGTCTGGATGCTGCCTTTGCTGAGATCGGCCCGGCGCATAACTTCGCGGGTCTGAGCCATGCGGTAATCGAGGCCAAGAAACCGCCGCAGGAGTCGTTCCAGACCATCTATCCGAATTCCCGCGAGTGGGAGTATGCCCCGGTGTGGGAGGGTCATGATCAGATCTACGATCCGCGCACTGCGACCTATGGCTACACCGACAACGCCGCGCTTGTGATCGCGCATGAGGCCTCAGTCGTGTTCGGTAAGCCTGTGGATTGGGCGGTGGTGGCAGAGGAAGCGGCGATCTGCGATCAGATCGTGACGGATCGGAACGGCGTGTCGCGCAAGCGGTGGGCCGTGGGGGCGGTAATCCGCGACGATATGAACTGGGAAGATGTGCGCGCGGCGCTGGGTCTGGCCTGTGATGCGTTCTTCTGGGAGACGCCTTTGGGCGAGGTGGGGTTCCGGGTCGGGCGCTGGATCGCGCCCACGGTGACGCTGACGGCGGCTGATTTCCTTTCGGTGCAGGTGTCGGATTCGGATCATGGGCCTGATCTGCCGGGTGAGTTCTGCCTGCGATATACCGAACCGGCCAATGGCTGGCTGGAGGGTACGACCGGGGCCATTGTGATCACGCCCAACGGGAAGCGGCGTGTGGATGACTGCTTTGCGGTCACAAACCACAATCAGGGCTGCAGGATCACAAAGCGGATCGGGCGGCAGCAGTGGGCGCGCTGGCGCTTGTCGGGTGTGGTCAAGCTGATCGGCTATGAGTGCATCGGGCAGCGGTTCCTGCGGATCGACCTTTCGTCGGAAAACCCGGCTTGGGTGTTCGATGTAGAGGTCAAGAAACTGTCGCGGGATGCGGGCGGGCTGACGTTCCGGCTTGAGGCCGTATCGGCATCGGCGGCAGATTTCGCATTCAACGCGGCGGTCGAGGAACCCGAGATGGCGCAGCGTGGCGAGGTCGGATCGGTCAACGTGGTGCCGGAGCCGGTGGGTTTGTGGGGCCGGGCGGTGCAAGTGTCGGCGGCGGCTGTGCTGCGCTGGCGGTGGCCTGCGCAGGCGGCAGGGCTGATCCAGGATTTTCGGTATCGGAAGGTTGGCGAAACCGACTGGACGGCGGTGGCGGTCGCGGAAGGGCAAACCGTTGCATCGGTGCGCGGTCTGATCAGTGGCGAGGATTACGAGGCGCAGGCGCGCAATCGGGAGGGTAGCGGGCGCGTGTCGGGCTGGTGGCCCGCTGTGCCGGTGCCAGTCGTCTTGAACCCCTCTGCGGCCGCGCCTGCGGCCTTGCCGGTCGTATCGGTGACTGCCGGGACGGGGCGGCAGGTGAACTTGTCATGGATGGCCTCACCTGCGCCTTACTTCGGTGTGCGCATCTGGCGCGGGACGACGACTGTTTTCAGCGAGGCGGCGGCGGTCTTGCATGAGATCGGCGCGGCAGGCGCATCGGATAGCGTGATCGATGCACCGACAGGAGCCGTGCCGCAGCAGGGCAGCACGGTCCAGTCGGAAACGTATGTCTACTGGATCGAGCCGATCAACAGCGCCGGTATCAGCGGCCCGCGCGCCGGGCCGTTTACCGTGATCCTTTACTTCGGTCTTTAACAAACCAGGGGGGCGGTCGATGCCTTTGACGATGACCCGGATCACCGGGCAAATCCTGATGCCTGACAACACGGTCCCGCCGAATGCGCGGGTCGAGTGGCTGCTGGTCGCACCGGGGCGGGAAGATGGGCGGATCGTCGCGCCAGGGCCGGATATCTTCTCGCTGGACAGCACCGGGCAGATGGACGGGCTGCTGTGGGCCAGTGCGTTGAATGAGCAGGATGGCGTGGTCCTGCCGCTGGCCTATCGGGTGACGCTGACATGGTGGAACCCCGAGCATGGGCGGCGTGAGACCGCGGCGTTGGGATCGGCGGTGATCTGGGCGTCACCGCAGCCCTTGACGCCCATGCAGGTGATCAACGGCGGGCAGTATGTGCCGTTGCAGGGTGACGCCTTGGCGACCATGCTGGCCTATCTGGCGCAGGCGACCGTGCAGGCGAACTTGGCGCAGAGTTTTGCCACGCAGGCGACCGATGCTTCCATCATCGCCATGGCCAGCGCCGCGAATGCGCAGGCCATCGGCTTTGCCGCGCGCGAATTCGCGGGCCTGTTTTCTGGCAATCTGGACACGCTGACCTGCATCGGCCTGCCTGCGAAAGAGCGGGTTTATACTCTTGCGACGGGCTTTACCAATGGCCCGCCGCTGGTTGGCCCGCCTGATCTGGTCGAAGTGATCCCGACTGCCGCTTACAAGAACCTTGCCATGGGTTCTGCGGATGTCGGTAATTCAACGCCCTGGCCAACGCCCGTTGTCCAGAATGGCCTGACCGCGACAAAGGTCGCAACGGGGGTCGATGGCGATGGCCTGCCTTACGCGGATTACCGGCTGCAGGGGACTGCGACAGGGGTGCATGACGGTATCTACAACGTCATGCAGTCGCAGCAGGCCACTGCCGAAGGCGCGCAGTTCGCGGCGGGTTTCATCGCACGGCGGATTGCGGGGTCTTTGTCTGCGGGGCGCGGCTTGCGCGTGGCCTTGAACCAGCGGACGGGTGGCAGCAGCACCGGGACAAACCTTGGCCCGATTATCGCGGGCAGTTCGGATGAACTTTCGTCGGTTTCGATGACCATCGGCAGCGGGCGGGACGCGGTGCGGACCTTTATCCGTTTTCAATGCGATGCGGGCGATGTGATCGATGTGACCTTCCGCATCAAGGCGCTGCAGATGGAGGCGGGCTTGAATCGCACCGGCTATGAGCCGGTGCGCACGGTGACAGATGTTTTCCCCGGCAGCCCGATCCGAAGTGTCATGCAGCGCGTGGTGGCTGCCCCGGTAATAATTGGCGATCTGGTCATTCCCCAGCGCGGCGCGGCGCGGCAGTTGAGCGCGGGCGGGTGGCTGCCGTGGGTATACGCCGCCGAAATGTTCTGGCGCTATCTGAGCGCGCCGCAGGCCATCACGTCTGCGTCGCTTCTGACCCTACTCCATGGGCTGCCGCGTGCGCCGTCAGAGGTGAAGCTGGTGGCCCGATGCATCACGGCGCAGTCGCCCTATGCTGTTGGGGATGAAGTGGACATCGTGGCCGGCGCGGCAGTGTCCTGGAACCAAACTGCGATCATGGTGCGAACCGGGGCATCCGTCACCGCGCTTAACAATTCCGGGGGGTCTTTGACGCTGAACGCGGCCAACTGGCAGTACATCGTGAGGGCGCGCTGATGGAGGATGATCGAGTGATCGGGGGCTTCGTCAATACGCAGTTCTTCGTGGATACCCAAGGCCGGTTCATCGGCGCTTTCGGTGACGGGGCCACGCCGCCCGAGGGCGCGGTCGAGGTCGATGTGCCGCCGCCGGATGGGCGCATGGTCTGGGCGGGTGAAGGGTGGACCTACGATCCTGCAACCTTTCAGGCGATCTGCGCTGCCGCGATAGATGCCCATGTCGAGGCGACCGCGCAGGCAAAGGGCTATAACGGCGCGGCGCATCTGGCATCCTATGTGGCATCGACGGTGCCAGCCTGGGCGGCGGAGGCGCAGGCCTTTGTGGCGTGGCGCGATGCCGTGTGGCTGGCCGCCTATGCCATGCAGGAAACGGCGGTCCCGCCGCCTGCGGTAGCGGATGTGATCGCGGGCCTGCCGGTGATCGAGTGGCCCGAATGACCGAACGCAAGGGGGCGGTGACGCGGGCGGAGTTCGAGGCGATGCGGGCGGAGATCGCGGCGTTGGTCGAAACAGTGGATGCGCAGGCACGGCAAGCGGCAGATGCGCAGGCCTTGCGGCATGAGGATAGCCAGAAGATCGACCGGCTTTATCAGGCGCTGATGGTGCCGCAGCCGGGCAATGAGAAGGCGCTGGTGGATCGTGTGGCTGCGGTCGCCATCGCCTTTGAGGTGGGGGATCAGGCCACGCGCTGGATCGTGCGTGGCGCGCAGGTACTGGCCGCGCTTGGCGTGATCGTTGGCACGATCTGGGCGATCCGGCACGGCGGGGGCGGTCCCACGCGCTAAGGGTGTTTCTACAGTGAAAGGGGTGCAGGTGATGTGGGTTCGCGGGTGGCGGGCGGTGATGACACGCGCATGGTCGATGCGGCTGATGTTTGTGGCGGTGGTGCTTTCGGCGGTGGAGGTGTTTCTTGCCTTCGTTTCGCCCGATCTGATCGGCCTGCCGCCAGGCGTGTTCGCTGCGCTGGCGGGGCTGGTGACGGTGGCGGCCATGGTTGCGCGGCTGGTGGTGCAGAGATCCTTGCGGGCGTTCCTTGGCGATGACGACGGGGCGGTTTCGCGCCGGGTGGCCGGGGTGGCGGGCCTTGGCGCGGCGCTGGCTGCAGCGGTAGCGATCATCGCGCCGTGGGAGGGTGTGGAGCTGCGCGCCTATCGCGACATCGTGGGGGTGCCGACGATCTGTTACGGCGAGACGCGCGGGGTGCAGATGGGCGATGTGGCCACGCTGGAGGAATGCCAGACGATGCTGGCGCGCGGCGTGGCGGAGTTCGAGCGGGCGATCCGGCCTTGCCTGCCTGCGGTGTTGCCAGCCGAGACGCGGGCGGCGTTCATCTCTGCCGCGTATAACATCGGGTCTGCCGGGTTCTGCCGATCGAGCATGTCGCGCCGCGCGCTGGCGGGCGATCTGCGCGGGGCCTGCGATGCGCTGCTGATGTGGAACAAGGCCGGGGGGCGTGTCGTGCGCGGGCTGGTGAACCGGCGCAATGCGGAGCGGGCGCTGTGCTTGCAAGGGCTGGGCGGGTGATGCGCCTGCGCGGCGGTGCGGTGCCGCTGGTCGCTGCGCTGGCGATGCTGGCCGGGGCATATGGATGGGGCTGGTCGCAGGGTGCGGCGCGGGTCGAGGCCCGCGTGGCGGCCGAGCGGGCGGCAGAGGTGGCCAGCGCGCGGGCGCGGGAGCGGGCGCTGGTGCAGGCGGTGGATCAGGTGGCGAGGGATGCGGATGAACGGGAAGCGGAATTGCGGGCTGCTGCTGCTGGGGCTGCTGCCGATCTTGTGCGCCTGCAGCGCGCCATTGTCAGTGCCGGTGGCGCTGCAACTGCCGCCGCCGCCCCCGGCGCTGATGCGCCCGCCGTCGCAGCCGGATTCCTTGGGGAGTGCGCGGCGCAGCTTGTCGAGGTGGCAGAGCGGGCTGACGGCTACGCCCGCCAGCTGATCGGGCTGCAGGCGTATGTGGAAAGGGTGTGTCGGTAG